ATACTATGAGTCAAAATAGAAAAATACAAGTTGAAACAACAACTGGTGTAAAACAATTATTAAACGGATAAAATGAAAAAAATAGACAATAGGATTTTAGAAGAGATTGCTAGATATAATTCAATTAATAATTATATTGTAGAGCAAGACGCTACATTACCTCCACCACCGGCAGGAGACCCAAATGCTTTACCACCGGCAGGAGGAGCTCCGGCACCTGTTGACCCAAATATGTCGGCACCGGCACCCGCAGCACCTGCAGGACCTCAACCGGTTGATTTAGAAAACGACCCTGATGTTGAAAAAGTTGGAGGTGAAGGAGATACAGGTAACACTGAAGAAATGGATATTACTGACTTAGTAAAATCTCAGAAAAAAGTTGAACAAAAACAAGAAGAATATTTCGATAACTTATTCCAGCATTTAGATAATTTAGAATCTAAGTTAGGTGAAATGGATGGTATTATGACTAAGTTAAATGACTTAGAAATAAAGATTGAAAAATATAGAGAAAAAACACCTCAAGAAAAATTAGAACTTAGAAGTTTAGATTCAGGTCCATTCAATCAAAAATTAAGTCAATTCTTTGATGATAAGGAAGAAGATATGGAAAAATCGGGAAAAAATGAGTATATTTTAACTCAAGATGAGGTAGAAGATTATTCTCCTATTGAAATTAAAAAAACATTTAGAAATTTTGATGATTCTTCATCAGGGTTCCAACAAGTAAGATAATTAAAAGGGTCTTAGGACCCTTTTTTTCACAAAACAATTTGACAAACACACGGCTGACACTTATACTTTTATAAACCTTTAAATATTTTAAACACTATGGCGACAAATTCATTAGACGCAGTTTTGGCTCAATACGAGAAAGCAAAACAAGGTAGTACTTCTTCTACCTCAAAATTCACACAAGAAGAAAGAATGAAAAAATACTTTGCGGCAATCCTTTCAGATAAGGAAACTCAAGGGCAAAGAAGATTAAGAATCTTACCAACTACAGATGGTTCTTCACCATTTAAAGAAGTTTGGTACCACGAGATTCAAGTTGATGGAAAATTCCAAAAATTTTATGACCCGGGAAAAAATGACAATGAACGTTCACCTTTAACAGAGGTTTACGAAGAACTTCGTTCGACAGGTAATGAAAATGACAAAAAATTGTCATCTAATTATTTATCACGTAAATTCTACATTGTTAAAGTTATCGACAGAGATAACGAAGAAGATGGTGTTAAATTTTGGAGATTTAAATCTAATTACAAAAATGAAGGTATCTATGACAAAATCATTCCTATCTACAGAAACAAAGGAGATATTGCTGACCCTGAAAAAGGTAGAGACCTTATCCTTGAATTAACAAAGGCTAAAACTCCAAAAGGAGCTGTTTACACGGTAATTCAAACAGTTATGTACGATGACGCGACCCCAATTCACGAAGACACAAAACTTTCTGAAAGTTGGGTTAACGATGAGTTGACTTGGGAAGATGTTTACTCTAAAAAACCGGTTGAGTATTTAGAAGCTATTGCAAGAGGTGAAACACCAAAATGGAATACTGACAAAGGTGGTTACGATTATGGTAACTCTGATGAAAGTGAAACTTCGTTTGGTGGTTCTAAACCATCGGCTCCGATTGACCCACAAGCAAATGATGAAGAGGATTCAGATATGCCTTTTTAGAATGGTAAAAAAATAATATTTCCCTACCTTTTTAATAACCTTGATATATTTATATATAAAATAAATTATTATGGAGGGAAATGTTATTAAAAAATGTTTTAAATGTAATCAATCATTACCATTATGTGAGTTTTATAAGCATAAATCAATGCCGGATGGTCATTTGAATAAATGTAAAACTTGTACTAAAAATGATGTTAATGCCCGAGAAAAAGAGTTAAGACAAGATTCGGAATGGTTAGAAAAGGAACGAGAAAGAAATAGAGAAAGGTATCATAGGTTAGATTATAAATCTAAATGGAAACCAACTACCGAAATTAAAAAAGAAACAATAAAAAAATATAGACAGAAATATCCTGAAAAATATTTAGCGTCTAAATATACTGAAATTTTCTTAACTAAAATAAAAGGTATTCATTTACATCATTGGTCTTATAATCAAGAAGATTGGTTAGATATAATAGAGTTGAATATTAAAGACCATAATTTATTACATAGATTTATGATTTATAATCCTGAACTTATGAAATATAATACGATTGATGGTGAAATATTGGATACTAAAGAAAAACATATCAGTTACTTAAATAAAATAATAAAAAATGGCGATTAAAAAACACGATTTTAAGTCCATTAAGGACAAATTCTCGACATCTGCAAAATACAAACCACAAAGGTTTTTCGACTTAGGTCCTGACTTTTTGGATGCTGTTGGTATTCCGGGACCGGCTATAGGACACTTAAATATGTTCTTGGGTCACTCAGATACAGGTAAAACAACTGCGTTGGTGAAATGTGCTGTTGATGCTCAGAAAAAACAAATATTACCGGTATTCATTATTACCGAACAAAAGTGGTCATTTGAACACGCAAAACTTATGGGTTTTGATTGTGAAGAAATGGTTGATGAAGAAACGGGTGAATTAGAATGGGACGGGTTCTACATCTTCAATAATAACTTTAGTTATATAGAACAAATTACAGATTACATTAATAGTTTACTTGACGCTCAAGAGAAAGGTGAATTAGATTATAGTTTATTGTTCTTATGGGATTCTGTTGGTTCAGTTCCTTGTAAAATGACTTTTGAAGGTAAAGGTGGTAAACAACATAACGCGGCGGCGTTGGCTGACAAAATTGGTATGGGTATCAATCAAAGAATATCGGGAAGTCGTAAAGCGGATTCTAAATATGAGAATACTTTGGTTATTGTTAACCAACCTTGGGTTGAACTTCCGGATAATCCATTTGGACAACCTAAAATTAAGGCTAAAGGTGGTGAGGCGATTTGGTTGAACTCCTCATTAGTTTTCCGTTTCGGGAATGAAAAAGGTGCGGGAACAACAAAGATTACCGCGACTAAAGATAAAAGAACTATCAAATTTGCTGTGAGAACTAAAATCTCAGTAATGAAAAACCACATCAACGGATTGGGTTATGAAGATGGTAAGATTATTGTAACACCTCACGGATTCTTGGCAGGTAAAGAAACTACCGAAGAAAAAGCGTCTATTGAGAAATACAAAAAAGAATACTCTGAATATTGGAAGAATATCATCGGAACAGATGGTGATTACGATTTGAAAGAGGTAGAAGAAAAAGAGTAGTAACGAATACAAACAAAAACAAGTGACTAAAACACTTTTGGTTGACGGAAACAATTTAGTAAAGATTGGATTCCACGGGGTTAAAGATTATTATCACAATGGAAAACACATAGGTGCCTTATGGCACTTTGTGAATACCATTAGACGTTTCATAGACGAACAAGACTTTGATAAGGTTGTTGTTATGTGGGACGGTGATGATAACTCTTCAGCTCGAAAACTTATTTATCCCCAATATAAAGAACAACGTAGAGACAGAGACAACGAGTATAAGTTAGATTCTTTCACTGAGCAGAAAGAAAGAATCAAACAATACTTGGAGGACTGTTATATAAGACAAATCAACATCGATAATAACGAGGCGGATGATTTGATTGCTTACTATTGCCAAATCTCTGAGAACGAACAAAAGACTATCTATTCGGGAGATAAAGACCTTACTCAATTAATTTCTGATAAGGTGTCGGTATTTTATCCGAGAACTAAACAGACTTACCACGTTGGGAGTAAAATTAAATGTGACTTTTATGAATTCCCACATCAAAACATTAAAACTTATAAAATTTTATCGGGAGATAAATCGGATAATATTGATGGTATTTCAGGATTAGGTGAGAAAACTTTAATAAAGTTTTTCCCTGAGCTACTTGAAAAACCGGTTTCAATCACCGATATTTTAGAAAAGGCAGAAACCCTACTAAAGGAGAATAAAGATAACAAGACGTTACAAAATTTATTATCCGGTAAAACTAAAAGTGGTGTTTATGGTGATGAATTTTTTGTGATAAACGAAAAAATCATAAATTTATCAAATCCATTAATTACTGATGATGCTAAAGAACTTGTTGAATTATATTATAAAGAAACTTTAGACCCTGATGGTAGGGGTCATAGAGGACTTATTAAGATGATGATGGAAGACGGGTTTTTTAAGTATCTACCAAAGGGGGATGACGCTTGGGTGAATTTTGTTAGACCCTTTATGAAACTAACAAGAAAAGAAAAAAGAAATTATAAAAACAATTAATTAAAGCTATGAAAGACCAAGATTCGGTAAAATTAGAATTCTTAATGATGGTAAATGACAACATCATTGTACAAAGATTTTTTAACGTGAGAG